TTGTTCTTTCAGTAAAAATAATTAGTGTTTCTCTAAACACGATAATGCCAGTGATGACGTTACCAACAGAAATTACACCGCTGCCGTTAGCAGCGCTGAAGTCGTTGTCGCTATAAGGAGCCGTAAAAACTAGCTTATCCCCTTTAACAAAGAACATTTGATTCTTATGGAACACAGCAAACTGCGCACCAAGGATGTCAGCAGAGCCGTTAACAAAGCTAAAGGTTGTGCCGTCCCAAACAAAAGGATAGTTGCTACCATCCACACCAATAATCTTTTCAGTTAGATTGATGCGATATTTAGCTGTGCGTAGCTTTGTTCCAGATGTGTATGCTGTGGACAGCCAAGAGATGGCAGCGTCATTAGCGGGGCTAGAAGCGAGCGCAGGGCTAATTGATAGGGTAGTGGCTCCACTGGTTACGGAAGCGTCTGTAAGCACCGTATAGACCTTCTGTACGCCAGCAATGATAAAGGTGTCACCAGCCTTTGGAACGCCAGTGAGGCCGTCAATGACTAGGCTGCTTCCTGTCTGACTACCGCCATTGACCAACACCGTTCCGTAGCTTGGCTTATTAATCTTTGTCCAACCACTACCAACTGATTTATATATGTCGTTGTTACGCATAGCAATGACAGTGTTTTCCCAAACAGCAACACCTTCAATAATCCCTGATATGGCAGTGAAGGTGATGGCAGCTTTGTCAGCAGGGCTGGTTGCTAAAGATGTTGTGAGTGTTAGTGTGGCTGTCTTAGTAGCGCTGTCATAAACAACACCACCACCGGCAATGGTGTAGGTGCCAGCAACGCCAGCAATGGTGAAGGTGCCACCAGCAACGGGTGTAACACCAATGTTGGCAATTAGCAGGGTCGTGCCAGTTTGACTACCACCTTGCACTTTTGGTTCGCCATAAGCAGGAACAAGAGCGCTGTCATATTTGGCATAGCCTTCAATACGACGATAACCACCTTCAGTGGATGGCTCAAAGTTCTTTAGCAGTCTTGCACTACCGGGCATTTGAGAGCCGTGTTGCAAGGGAGACAAATTAGAAACAAGTCCACCCTTAAACTCAAAGGCATATGTTTGCCATGCGTCTGCCATATTAAGCTACCCTGCTTCCGAAGGTTGATGTTGCACGACTAAGGATGGCAGTGGAACGCATATAAGAATAGCGATTGACCAGCATCGTTCTCATATGTTTAATACCTTCTTCCATCTTACCTTTAGCAATGTTGGCAGCTTGTTCATTGCTACGAAACATGTAAGCGTGGTACATAGCACCATCAACAATTACATGACGAAAGCGTTCTGGAATGCTGGGAACGTCTGTAGCGTTTTCCAGATCAACAGGAATGCGATAGTATTCGTACAAGATTTCATAGGCTTGGTCAGGTGCTGGTGTCACACCATACTCAAGACTAGGGCAATGAAACACAAACTTAGGAATTTCTCTTTTATCTGTTCTATATTCTTGATCTACGCTGCTTTCAAGATAGTCTTCATAGGAAACAATATCAAGCTTGCTTGTGCTGTTGCCTAGAGTGCTGTCGGCTTTGATACGAAAGGTGTCAAAGTCTAGAGTGTTGGCATCAGCAGGGAATGAATAGCGAGTAATACCAGCCGTCAATGTTTCTTCTGCAAGAACATGATTGAAGGGCCATTCATAATGGGTGTGGTTGATGTCACGAATGGAAGCATTGACAGCGTCTTTGATGGTGGCGTAAAAGCCAACAGCAGCAGCAAAGTTTGTAGAGGTTAGTTCAACCTCATTAAGCCTACGATTAACTTCGTTAGTTAGCCCAATATAATCATATGCCATTTTTATTGTTCCTTGATACGTAGGCGAATAACACGCTCTGCTGTACGTCCAGCGTTGTCAGAAATAGAACAGTAGAATTTATATTCAACGTTGTTTGTTCCAAGACCAAGATTGATGGTGGTAACTTTACCAGATACAGTTTGAGAAACGTTTTGAATGCCGTTAACAACAGCACCGCCAGCAATGGCAGTCTTAACACCATCAGCATCGTCAACATACCACGTCACAGAAGCAATGGTGGCAGTGCCAACATATCTAGACCAATCAACGCTATAGTCTAGTGTTTCATCTTTATCTTTATTGGGCCATTTGAATGACATTATATTTCCTTATCCGACTAATACTCGTCTATCTTGTGTAGACAAGCTTCTTGATGCATATGCAGTTCTAGGCATTGCTGCTACATAAGCAGTGCGAATGGCAACAGGAGAATTGTGATTGATATACACTGTTCTATTCTGTGCTTCTACAAGCGCTGTACGTTCTTGTGATGTTTCTCTACGCTCAACAAACACTGTTCTTATCTTAGCATATAAGGCAGCAACAGCTTCATAATCAAAAACGGTGGTAGTGACGGTGGCATTGCCAAGACTTACAACAGCTTCAATGCCTACGAAGGTTGGTCTGGCATTCTCAGCAATAGAAACTGTACCAACATATACAACCGATTCAATACCAGCAACTTCATAGCTGCTACTAGCTTTTGCAACAGCACTACCAATTGAAACAGCACTATCAACACCAACCATTGCCACATTAGAAGCAGCAACAACCACCATACTGCCTATATAGGCTGTGACAGCAACGCCGTCTACGGGTATGCGGTTGATTGATCTAACGTCAACAACCCCTATACTAGTTGAAGCAACAACGCCAACAACACTTGTGACTGCAACACCTACAACACCAACACTGCCTACAACGGCAGGAGAAACTAAGCTAACAACTACATGAGTTGCATTGCCTTTAATAACAACACCACTATCGCTAGTGGCTACGGCAGCTAAGCCATCTGGTACATAAGCAACATTACTTACGCCATAGCGAACAGCACCATATGTGCCGATGCCATATATTGCACCAGATCGCGTAGTTGTTGCCACTGTTATGCAATACGAACAATGGCGTTGCTTGCGTCAGCTACGGGGAATTGGACAACAAAGTCACCGTTGGTAGAGGTTTTATCACCACCAAAAGAAATGACAGCTACAGCGTCAGTTGTGCTTGTACCACCGTCAGAGGTGGTGTTGTAAATTAGTGCGCCAGCAGCAGTGATAGTTGCGCTAGGCCATGTGGCGTCTGCGAAGTCGATGAAGGCAGTAGTGCCGCTAATGGCTGGGTCAATGTTTGTAAGAGCAGTGCCACCGGCAGTGTAGCCAGTTCCTACAACTTCATTGGTTGTGGAGTAGTCGGTGGTGGCAGCGCCAAGAGTTGCAGCGGATGTGTACAAAGCAATCTTAAAAGAATGACCGCTGGTAGCATTGAAATCATGTTTACGCTCAAGCAGTTCTTTTTTGAAACTGGTGCAAATAGCAGAAGTGATAGCCATTAGAGAATCCTCTCGTTATAAAAAAGCTCTCTAATTAGAGCTACAAACAAATAAAGGGAGCGCCAACAAATGTCAGCACCCCCTTGTCAGGCTATAGATTAAGCCAGTTGGTCACGATCAACAGCAGCGGCAGCACGAGTGCCAGCACCGCAATCAACCACCAAAGCCCACACACGACCAGCGATGACACCGGGCGAGCCAGAGATGGTGGTGACAACGTCAATGGTGTCAGCAGCAGCAACGAAGCCGGGAACGACACCACCCTTGTTGGTATTGGCAGCAGTGTTGTCAAAGTTGAGGTCATTGGCAAACACGGTGGTGCCGTCAGTGACATCCAAGGTGTACGTGGTCACATCAGGAACCACGGTATAGTTTTGAAAACCAGCAGCGAGCACGGTTACACCGGCAGGCACGGAGATGCCGACAGTGGTGCCAGAAGCGGCAGCAAGCGACACATCTTTTTCAAGCAATACAGCTTGAGGGCGAATGGATTGAACGATAGACATAAGAGTTTCCTTTAAGATTTATTTAGATATTCAATAGCTTTTTGAAGCAAAGCTGTATCGTCATTTAACAAGCCGATACCGTGATTACATTTAGAACAAAGAAGACCTCGCACTTTACCTGTGTCATGACAATGATCAATAAACAATTTACCACTTGTAACTCTGGAGCTATTTACTTCTTCAGATTCACAAACAGCACACTTGTTGTTTTGAGCAGCCAACATGTTGTAGTAGTCTTCAGCATTTATACCGTAGGTACGAATAATAAAAGCTTTCCACTTTCTATGTTCGTTACAGGGTCTACACTTTGATCGCATAGACACACCACCTAATGATCTTTTATCTTTTTCTAACGTGTACTCACTAGCTAATTTAAACTCTCCACAAGTTGCACAATGTCTTCCATTTTTAAAAGGATGATTTTCATGCAGCTTGAGGAGTGTCATTTTATTGCTTCAATAGTTACAACTATGCAGCATTGTACTTGGCAGTTACCAGAGCTTCCGGCCGAAGTATTTTTCGGCCATAGAGGTGCATACCACGAACAATGTCAGCGAAGCTGTCAGGGTCACGGTAGGTTTCCGTCTTGGTGATTTGCTGAGCCGAAGCCACAGCCGAATCGCTACCAGCAACGATGATGCCGTAGTTGCTGTTCTGGTTATCGCTACCAGTCGTACCGGGGCCAGTGCCAACCACAGGCAGGTTGTTCGACACATACACTTTGAAGCCATGCAGGTTGTTGATGATCAGGCCGTTTTGCAGACCAGAGCCTCCAAAGTCACCATTCAGAAGACGGCTGTCTTCGTCTTTCAGCAACTCAACAAACACGGGGTCAACCACCAACCAACGACCATTGGTGTCAACAAATTGTTGATCCAACAGACGAGCCATACGAGCCAGCACCATCAAAGGCGAAGCAACGGCGGTAGGGATGGTGGTAGCACCGGGCAGACGAGCAGCCAAAGGAATCGAATGATCACCAGCGGAAGCCGTAGTGATGTTACCGAAGCTACCCTTTTTCAGCTTCATCGACGTAAGCAGTTCGTCAGCACCAGCAGAGGCAACAGCCTTGGTGCCGGGAGCGGTAGAACGAGCAACGCTTGCGTTGGAGTGCTTGGTAGCTTGTTGGAAGCCGGTCAAATAACCCAGCACGTCTTGGTCATACTGGTCACGCAAGCGATAAGCAGCGCGGTCAGAGGCCATTTGCATGAAATTTACATGAGAGTGAGCGGCTTCAATGTCGTCAATCTTGAATGCAAAGTAGTTAGCTTGGTCAACCACCAACGTGAAGTCTTGATCGTCCAGTTCTTGTGCAGTGATTTGAGTACCACGAGCATAGTTCTGAACCGACACTTCAGGTTCTTTGATGATCTTGACAGAGTCACCCATGTTGGCAATTTCGCCGAAGTAGTCGTTGTTGGTGATAGCCTCAACGGTAGACGACTTGCGGAAAGCCACTTGGACTTGTTTGGAATAAATGGTAGGCGAAAAGTTACCATTGCTTAGTTGGCCGTAGCCGGGAGCTGAAGGAAAAGCCATTATTAAATCTCCTATAGATAGTTTGGCATATAGTCAAATACGATAAACACGTCTACAGAGGCTGGCTTAAATTGGTGCGCGTAAAGATTCAATGCCTTAAACATTTACACGGGCAATTAAGTTACAGGTAATTCTGATAACTCGTTGTTCTTCGTCATAACAAAGAAAGAAAGGCTGATCTTCAGCCATCTCCATCAATGTTTACATAAGAGTTTCTTACAAGATGGTTGGTATTGCTACGGCAACTTGTCACTCTTTACAGAACTAGGCACATTACTATGCCAAGAAAGCAGTTTCGATTCGCTCTGTAAGATAGTTATAACACTGCTTTTTTTACTTTGTCAACCTTTATCGACTTGCGCCGCTAATATCGTAAATAAATTTACCACTACGAATAGCCTTGGTAATGGCTTCTTGGTTAGCTTCATACTGCTGAATGCTCATACGATTAACCTCGCTCTCTTTGAAAGAGCCTTCGACGTTCTCTGAATCAGGGCTTGTCTTGCCTCGACGAACACCAACACTGGCAGCAGCATCACGAGCATTACCACGATTAATGTTCTTATCAGCCTTGTAAAGATCAATGGCGCGAGAAGCAGCTTTGAAGTCTGTATCGTTGTTATACAAAGCGTCTTGAATGTATTTTGGCTGCTCTTCCACCCAATCATGAAACTCGTCCGTATCTCTAATCTTTTCAAAATCTGGATGAGCCTTCATAAGATCGGCTTCAGCCTTTTGTCGTACAGTTAGTTTCTCTTGTTCATCCAAGGCTTTGAAGCGCTCTTCCAAATAAGATGATTGCTCCTTAGCTTTCTTCAATGCAATGGTTTCAACAATCTTGGCAACGTCTGGATATGCCTGCACCCATGCAGCAAGCTCTTCTTCGCTCTTTGGCATTTTGATTTGCTGCTCTGTGCTTTGTTGAAGCTGGCTTTTAAGCTCATCAATCTGCTTTTGAAAAGAGAGTTGTTGTTCTTGGGAGTGGCGGCGCAAATCGCCATATCGTTTCTTAAAGCTTTTCTCTTCAGCAGATTCTGGTTCAGCTTCTTCTTTAACTTGTTCAGTTTTTTGTTGTCGTCCACTAGTGGCTCCTTCAATCAATAGTTTAAGTTCAGCTTCTTCTTTCTCAATTCGTTCGGTATTAGCATTACGCTTACCATACGAAGACATAACCTTTGCCTGCTCAATCACTGCTTCTGTCATATTTACCTTTTAAGTTGGGGCTAACTGTATCCAGCAAAAGCTGGGGAGATAGGTAGCCAGTAATGACGGGTTGTTATAAAGTATCTTCCAGCCCGTCACTGGTTTAGATATTGATATTATATATTAGTCGCCAGTATCACCGCCACCGCCGTTAAAGCCCGGTGTTCCGGGGCCGTAGCCACCAACAGTGCCCGCAGCAGCGGCAGCAGCAGCTTGAGAGCCAGCGGCATATCCACCAACACTTTCACCACCGCGTTGACTACCACTACTTTGGGAAGCAGCAGCATCTCTAGCAGCTTGATCATCTCTAGCAGCCTGTGCAGCCATATTGGCTTCAGCAGCCCTAGCGGCTTCTCTAGCGCTTTGTTCTCTAACGCTTTGCTGTCGAGCGCTTCGTTCTCTAGAGCTTTGTTCAGCAGCATCTCTAGCAGCCTCTACAGCCCTAACGGCTTCTCTATCGCTTTGTTCAGCAGCATCTCTAGCCATTTGAGCCTCTACAGCCCTAGCGGCTTCTCTAGCAGCTTGTTCTCTAGCAGCTTGTTCAGCAACAGCTCTAGCAGCATTTTCAGAATCTCTAACAGCTTGTTCTTTAGCAGCAAGTCGTGCAGATTCTGCAGCAGATTGTTCAGCAGCGGCTTGTGCTTCTCTAGCAGCTTGTTCTCTAGCGGCAAGTCTTGCTGATTCTGCAGAGCGTTGGTCATCAGCGGCTTGAGCCAGTTTTTGACTAAGTGCAGTATCAGGATCAATATTTTTATCAATTGAAAGTTGAATAGATTCAGAAACAAGATTTTTAATTGCTTGTTGACCTTGTGCTGTAGCAGGGTCAATACCCATTGGATTTGCTGCAATGCCGCCACCAGTCATAGACGTAACACCATATCCACCATCAGCAACAGATGTACCATAACCAGCACCAGCATACGATGGGCCAAAGGCTGCCATATTAGCGGCAAGAATAGCTTGTTCTTTTGCAGACTCAGCAAGTGTTGCTGACGGAAGCATTGCTTTTGCAGCAAGATTTGCCAGACCTGCATAGGGAAGAATACCTCCTAAAGCAGTACCATATCCTTCAAGAGCGCCTTGAACATTTCCTTGAAACGACACAGGGCCGGGAGAAGTTAGACCAGACGTTGGCGAGTATCCAAGACCACCACTATCTTGTTCAGCTTTACTTCCACCACCACGTTGTTCTTGTGCAGCAGGTGCTGTAGGAGTTGTGCTGTCGGTAGCAGCGGATTCATCAACCTTTGGAGCAGCAGCCCTAATAGCAAAGCCCGGTGGAATGTTTAGTTGAGGCTTGCCATTAATGAATGGAATGTAAATGGTATTTCCTTTGTCATCAGACATAGGAATCATTTCAAAGCCCTTCAGCGGAGCACGTTTATATAGCTCTTTGCTAACGGCAGGATCATATGTGACAACACCGCCTTCAGCAAATCCCTGCTCCTTGTCATACGAAGCCATATCTTCATCAACCTCTTTAGAGAATTGAGCTTCGTCATAACCATCAGCAGCTTCTTCCGACACTTGCTCGGCGTTGCCCATGCGACCACCGCTTTCCATTTGCTTCAAACCTTCTTGTGCTTCTTTGCGCATTTCTTCAAGCTTGGCAATTCCATAATAACGAGTTACATCAGCAGGAAATACATATTCGCCAACACTAAGCTTGGCATTAATGTCGTCCCTAACTTCTTCTTTGGTTGAGCCAACAGGAACTTCATTACCACTAACTTCATCAACTGTGCCACCCTCTTGCATCATGCCTCCAT